TGTATTCTTCTTCAGAATATGTTTTTACTTCTACTTCTTCGCTCATATATAACTCCGTTATATTAAAAAAATGACTCTGTCTTTACGCATTTTAGCACAACTTTTAAACAGGCACAAAAAAAGGGTAAGACCTCAACCTTACCCTCATTTATTATTTATTTAATTATAAAAATATATCGTTTAATATTTTGATGTCTTTACCGTAAGTCACATCGCAACCTGCTTTTGCTAATGCTTCGTAATAACGTTTTGCATCTTCATATGTAAAATATATAATCTTATCGTCAAAGTCTTTTAATTCTTTATCGTCAAGTTTTATAAAATACTCTTTATTAATGTTTTTCATTTTGTTTCCTCTTTTAGTTTAAAAATGTAAGTTTAATTAACCTTACAGCCTTTAGTATACGCTCTTAGGTCGTATAGTCAAGTTATATTTAAACTAAATTTTGTTCTTTATTTCTTCTAAAGTAAGAGGATTGCCTGACTGATTGACTAAATCTTTAAAGCCAATCTTACCTTCTTTCCATAGCTTTTGTTTTTCAACACCCAAAACTTCAACTTGAAAAGCCTTTGATTTACCTCGTAACCATTGCTCGTAGTTTTTTCCACCTGAAACCTGTCCATCCATACTGGCTCTTGTTGATTCAGGAACTTCTGCAAACTTACCTTTTGCTCCTAACTCCTCCCAACTCTTAGTGACAGGAACTTGTGTGCTTCGACAGTTCCAATGTGCAGTAGAGCCAACAAAGGCTTTGCTGTGACCAATAGGTTTATAATCTAAATCCCATTGCAAACCGTCAAGTGCCATACATATCTCAGAAGTCCTATTGTCAAATGTTGATGACCATTCAATGCCTTTAATAATGTCCGAGTTGTTTTGATAAGTGTCAAGCCTTGAAGTATTGGCAACCGTTTGTATAGAACTTCTGACTAAAGCATCTGCACCACGGTATTGTGAATATAGCGCACCGTCTTTGTATCGGTTTAATTTTGTGCCAACCAAAGTTCCAACAATTTTATCCGTTGGTAAACCTTGCAACATACCCATTCGGACTGTGTCCTCAAATTTGCTTTGAAATTGGTCAGTTCTTCTTGCCCACCATTGTTTTGTTGGAGCGCCTTCAATTAATGTGTCAGATGCAATGTTTTTAAGCATTGTTTGACTCATGCTTGGTTGAATTACATTTGCTTTTATTGATGTATTTATAGCTGAGACAGTTTGTAACTCAGATAATTCAGCAACTTCAGACAATATAACAAGTTGTTCTTTAGATATATCTTTATAAGCTGTAGTAATTGTTTCACGAGTTTTTTTCAACAAAGATTTTAACTTTTTTTGCTTTGTTTGTTGTCTTACAGCTTCAGCAACTCCAGAATCTCTTAACTCAGCAACTAACTGTCTTTCAAGTTTTTTTAATTGCTTTATTATTTTTTTCTGTACGGTTGCCTCATACCTTTGTATATCTACAGCGTAGCCAGTTATCTCATCAAGTATCTTTTCATTTGTGTTCACTATTTAACACACGATTAATCTAAATTCATTGGATTTTGTAAATCAATCCTGTCTCTTTCATCTTCAACTGAAACTTCATCAGGCAATATTTCACCTTTCTTCATATTGTGTAAGAATGTTTCATGACTTATAGCACCTGATTGCCATGCGCTCATCAATGCAACTAAATCTTCAGACTCAATCTTAGTGTCAACAAAGTCAGTATTGAGTGCAACCTCTATATCTCCACTTACTCCTTCCCACTCTGCCATTATACTTAGTGCTTTTGCGATGCCTTCTTGAACTGACAATACAGCACCTACAAGAACAGAGGCTTCTGAATTTTGCCTTAATCTAAGTGACTCGGCTGATTCCACACCGTTNTTTTGTGTTTGTAATAGACTTGCACCAAGACCTGCCATAATAGAACGCTTTTCTTCCACAGCTTTTTCGAGTGCCTGTAATCCTTGACCAGTAAATTCAAGATAACCTGCCTTGCTTGAAGAGTCGGGAAGAATCCAAGCAGAGCCTGAACCAATCCTTAACTCACTATCTCCATCAATACCAGTCACATAAGGTGTTGGTAATGCTGTGAAATGTCTACCATGCTCAAGGTCTGCACTTGTACGGTACATTGACAAGTTAGTATCTACCAATGACATCAAAGGTGGTTGTGATGGGTTTAAATTTAACTCGTTACCACTGATAGCAACAAATGGTATCTNGTCTAATGCTTGACCTACCTTTGTTGGATATATTTCTTGAGAAACACTCCATCCTTCATTATCTTTCCAAATCCTAACAAGAAATTTACCATCTTCATCAATCATTAACTCACGGTATTGCACTTCATACGATTGAGAGTAATCATCGTTTAAGTCTTGCATTAAATAAGTTTCTTTTAAGACAATAACATCTTGCATCCAGTTAGTCATTTGCTCAGTTGTGTATCCTGACAAATAAGCACGGTCTGTTGTTCTGTCAACTAACACACCTTGTCTACCCATTAGCAACTGCTCAGACAACATATTAGAAATAAAATCATTAAGACTGACACCTGTGCCTGTGATGTCCTCTGCTAATTCCATAATTCTGTCAGGTGCATTTATAACTGGGTTAATACGCATGACTGCACCAACTAAACCTTGTATGGTGTTTTTAATTGCATTAACATACATTGAACGCATGACATATGCGTCATACTCTGCTTTTTCTTGACTGCTAAGTTTTGGTAGGTAAATCTCACCTTTTGACTTTATTGCATCTGAACCTAAAAAAGAATCTCTGACTCTTGTCCATTTTTCCTTTGAATCATTGTACAAAGGATGTGTACTATCAATTCCCATTCTATGCTCCTATTACTCTTGCCAGTTTTGGTTGTCCTTTTCTTTTTATCATTGGTTGTAATGCATATCTCAATGCATCTATGTAGTGATTATTCGAGTCTACTATCTGTGGCAATATATCCTCTGTTAATCGGTCTACTTTGTAACTGTATTTCACAAATTCTTCTGCTGTATTTAAACAACGAGTGTGAATGTAAACCATACGGAAACTGCGTATAAACTCAATTCCATCTTCGACACTACCACTCCATTTATGAACTGACTCCATCTTGTAGCCTTGTCGTTTAACAAAACTGATTGATTCAGGTCTAGCACTATCTGCTCTTATTATATGCTGTTTTGACAAAGGAATTTCATCTATTAGTTTGTAGGTGTTATCTAACTCTATTTGTTTGCCACCTGCTTCATGGTCAATATATAAACAGTTATCAAAAATAAAGCATCTTAACACAGCCGTGGGGTCTTGTGAAAATCCCCAGTCTAATCCATAATAAAACACTGCGTTACTTGGTGGTGTGAAGTCCATAACCGTGTATTTATGTCTAAATATTTGTGCATCTGTTGATGTCCTACATTCCCCTTCCCATATGTGTAAATATTCATCATAATCATTTTGCTTCATATACTCCAATTCGTTGCGAAGCTCATCTGAAAAATAGGGGTTATCATAAAAATTGACTTTAACAACAAGTGCGTTATCACGGTTATTATTTACAATAAATTGTTGGTAGGTTGGGTCTGTGTCTAATATTGGATTAAACGACACCCATATTTCGCTACCTTGCTTTCTGATGGTCGGTGTTAATATTGACCAACTTTCATGAGTGATTTTTTGTGCCTCTTCGACCCAACAAATATCTATGCCCTCAAGTGACTTTATTTGATTTGGGTCATGCTTTAATCCAAGAAATATAAACTCTGTGCCATTAGCACCGTAAATGCCATCACGGGTTACACGGTAAAAATTGTCAAGGCTCATTCTTTCAATGCACTGATGCAACAGTTTATGCACCGATTGTTTCATTGACCCTTGTATTTCACGAGTGCATAATATACGCATCCGTTTTTTTACACCAAGAACTAATAAAGCGTTAGCAAAACTCCATGACTTTCCACCACCTCTGCCACCATAGTAAATTTTCCATCTTTCTGGTTTAAATAAAGGTTTAAAAGCCTTTGGTATTTGTACATTCATTCGACAAATTCGACCACCAAATTCATGTCACCGTCAATGTCAACTTCTCTGCGTTCAACATATCCACGGTCTTTGCCTTGTGTTTTTAAAAACAAATCTATTGCTCGTAATCTTACAGGCTCATTTTTAGTTCTCATAAGCGTATGCAATCCTTCTTCAGCAACATCAATGTTTTGCTCTTTAATGTCTTTTAATTGTTCAGGGTCTTTTAATGCTCTGTCACGGACAGCCACTCTTGATATATCAACGTCGTACTCTTTCTTGTACAACCTTACTGCTCGTGAATAGATACCTGCACTTTCTCTGAGCCCTGCCCAAAATTCCTCGTTAGATAATTTCATTCTCGTTAAGTTTTGTTAAGTTAAATTTTTCACCTGTGCTTTCTAAAACAGCTTCTTTATCTGTGTAATCTTGCCACCTTTTTATAATAACATCTACATATTTTGGGTCAAGTTCCATAGACATATTTTTCCTGTTACTCTTTTCACACGCAATCATTGTACTTCCTGAACCACCAAATAAATCAAGTACAACATTATCACGCTTGCTACTATTAAAAATTGCTCGTTCAACTAACTCCACAGGCTTAGTCGTTGGATGCAACTCAGAACGGGAAGGTTTGTCAAAATCCCACACATCACTTTGTTTTCTATCTTCTAAAGGACATAATCTAGACTCTCCCTCAAGCCAACCATACCATATAGGCTCATATTTAGTGTGGTAGTCTTTACGACTTAATACCAAACTGCTCTTGTTCCATATGATGGTACTGCTCCAATGATACTCGTTCATAGTTAGTGTAAGCATCATATTTCCCCACTCTTGTGCTGACATGACAACATAGGTAGGACAGCCTTTTTTAGAATGTGCGTTCATTTGTGCAAATGTTGAGTCCATAAAGTTTTTAAAATCTTCTGTACCCATAAAGTCATTTAATATGGTTCTTTCTTTATATTTTCCATTAGCAGTATCCGAACCATAGTTAACATTCCACGGTGGGTCAGTAAAAACCATGTCTGCTTTCATACCATTCATCAACAATGAAACATCTTCTTCTTTTGTTGAATCTCCACACATTAATCTATGTTCACCCAATATCCAAACGTCTCCTAATTGAGATATATGCTCTTCTTGGACTTCAGGTATATCTTCCTCGTCTTTATCATTGTCTGCAGGCTTGTCAGCATCAAACTCTAAATCAAGACCCCATTCCTCTAATAAGTCGGCATCCCACTCTTCTTCAAGCATCTCCCAATCCCAAGAACCAAAGCCGACATTATCTTTAATAATAAACTCGTTTTTTTGGTCAAGGCTTAAATCATCAACCTTTAATATTGGAACTTCTGTTAAACCTGCCTTAATACATGCCTTGTACCTCATATTGCCACCAAGTATTACATTATTCTCGTCAACAACAATTGGTCTTATTTTGAGCATATCAGGAAAGTCCTTAATACTCTTTACAAGTTTTAAAAACTTTCCTTCATCTATATTACGGGGGTTTGTGTCATTTAAACGCAAGTCATCAATAGGCACATAAACAGGTAAATATGTTTTAGCTATTTCAGACATGATTAGAATTTTTTGTTATCGTCATTAGGATAATCGCTACCCATATCTCTTAACCTTTCATCAGAAGACATGGACTGCACTGCATTTTTAACTCGTGGCAACTCAACCTTGCCTTTAAGCATTTTAGAGCCTGTGCTTGTCACAAAAAATTGGTTTGAAAATCCACCAGTTGCATCATCCCACACCATTTTAAAATATAAAGGTATTTCTAACTCTTTACCATCTACATTCATCCTAACTTTAATTACTGGTTTATTTGATGCCATGACTTGCTCAACACCCTCTCTGCTAAATATTCCATTTTCTACATACACTATTGCTGTATTTGGTTTTGATTCATATGTATTCATTTTTTTCTCCGTGATTTAATATAAATTGAATAACCTTTAGTTACAAGGTTTCCTAGCTGTTCAACTGTAATCGTAGTTTTACTTGCCGATTTTTTAGATGCAGGCAACCACCCTGCGTTAGTTGAAAGTTTGTTAATAATTTTTGATGTAAAGATGTTGCCATGAAACACTTGACAATGTGCTACCGTGTAGCCGTGAATCGTTGACCATCTTAAAATTTCTTTATCTTCAGTAACCCAACCTCTTCTTGATTGAGCATGAGCAATTGTCCACCCCATTTTATTTTTTAATTTTAGTATTTCGATTTTTTCAGTAAATTTATCTTTTTGACTCAAAGTTGGGTCTGTTAAATGCTCTAAAAATTGTGCATAAGTTATCATTAAATCTCCGTTTAGGTGGTTACTTAGGGTAACCAATCCCCCATTAAGACCTAACGAGGCGAGGAGATAAGGAATGATGACCTCAACTTTTTACACCCCGAATACTCTATGGGTCAGAGTAATTCGTTTGCAGTTTTTTTGTATAAGTTATTAAATAGAAACTGCTAAACTATTTAACAATATTCGGCTGTATTGTGAGCCTAATTAAAATGAACCTCCAAATAACCTATCGTGGTAATCCTGCACTTGAGTATATTGCTTATCACCTGCCATTTCAAAAATATTAGTAGCAGTTTCATGGTCACCTTCAGCTTTTGCTATATCTAGCCTTTTTTTCATTCCAACAATCTCTGCACTGATTTTTTGTGAAGGTGTTGGTTCTTTCTGCGTTTTATTATACGCATTCTTTACTTTAGGTGTTGACCCCTTATCACTTGCTCGGTTGCCATCATCATCAGCATCTTGACCAATAGCTTCAAGCGATAGCATACTTACAATTCCATAACGCCTTGCGTACGTCACACACGCCCCTAAAGTTTGCATGTTTTCTTTACCCTGTGGCATCACCAATCTGACGCTACTTTCCATACAGTCTTTTGAGTCGTGAGCCATAAATATTTTAGTTTTTAAAACATCACCTAAATCAGTAACCTGAACACTTTGTACAATGACAATACCCAGTTCGTTTAAAGTAGGCTGTATCGTTCTTAAGACATTGTTAATATCAGCATACTCTGAGTTTGCATAAAAAGAGTTTGTTGAGTCTTTTACAACTTTAATTTCTGTAGCCTTAAATTTAAGTAAGGCTTCTCCAAGCGTTAATTTACTCATGACTTACCTCCAATTCCAATACTGTCAATTAGCTTATCTATCCAGTCTTTTGGTTTAGAGTTTAAGAATGCTTCAGCTTCTTTTTCAGTAGGTTTTTTTGTGCTATGGTCTTTTAGCTTATATTGAGCAACATAGCTTTTGCCACCGTATCTGTTTTTAACTTGTATAGTGTAGGTTTCAATATCTAACCCCCTCCTTCTAAGGTCAAATATAACTGCACTTAATCTATAAACACCACAATCTTCCATAGCCTGTTTGCCAGTAATAGAGCCGTGGTCTCTTAGCCATTTTTCAATAATTACTTTTTGATTAGTTATCATCTTAATACTCCTGCTTTAGTTAACATTTCAGTAAATTGGTTTAATACATTTTGCTTGTTGCCTTTTAAACCAAACTCCCTTTTTATAATCGTATAGCACGATTTACCTCTAGACAGTTTCATGCCTTTAAGTTCAAGTTGTAACCCTTTTCTTAAGGTTAAATATCTAAAAATATGAATGTCATCACCTGTTATTATCATTATTTATTCTCCTCAAAAAATCCTGCCCGACGCTCACGTTCTTCTTGGTATATAGCATCGTTTCGTATTTCATGCATGTCTTTGGTTTGCATTTCAGTCCAGTTGGTTGGTTCATAGCAACCTGTGTTTTCATTAAACACAATCTCACCATTTTCCTCCATCTCAATCACATCTCTGCTACCCTTCATGAGTATATCCACCTTGCAATATACGGTGCTTGGTGAACAATGTAGGGTATCAAGCCAATACA